ATTTCAGAAATTGAAGAAGTAGAATCTGAACTTGGAGGACCTGATTGTAAATTGACAAATCCTTGTCAGATGTTTGTTTCAAATGAAACAACTTATGAACTAAAAAGATGGCCAGTCTTTACTAATCAGAAGGAACTGATGATTCATTCTGATTCTATTTTTACTATTGTAGATCCTAAACCAGATCAAGTTGAACTTTATTTGAAGACTATTAAATGAACTTTTACACGAATGTAGTTCTTGTTGGAAATGAAATACTTTCCAGAGGGTATGCTGACGGAAAACATTATAAGAACAGGGAGGAGTTTTACCCAACTCTGTATGTAAAAACGCCTAAAAAAACAAAGTTTAAAACACTTGAGGGTAATTATGTAGAAGCAGTCAAACCAGGAACCATTCGTGAAACAAGAGAATTTATTAGTAAGTATGAGAATGTAGAAAACTTTGAGTTGTATGGCAACACCAGATACATCAACCAATACATTTCAGAAAATTATAAGGGTGAAATCAAGTTTGATATTACTAAAATCAAACTGATTACCATTGACATTGAGGTTGCATCTGAGAATGGATTTCCTGATGTTAAAAGTTGTCAGGAAGAACTACTGACAATTTCTGTTCAGGATTACGCCACAAAGCAAATTACTACTTGGGGCGTAAAACCTTTTGTCAATAAACAAAATAATGTAACTTATCACTACTGCACAAGTGAGGCAGATCTATTGGATAAGTTTATTTTTTGGTGGGAAGAGTTTTCTCCAGAAGTAGTTACTGGTTGGAACTGTGATCTTTATGATATTCCATATGTGTATGGGAGACTTTGTAGGGTTCTTGGCACAAAGGTTGCTAAACAACTTTCTACTTGGGGTATTGTTACTGAAGATGAGGTTGTTCTTAAGGGAAGGACTCATACCAGATGTGATATTGCAGGTTTGACTATTCTTGACTATCTTGAGTTGTATAGGAAATTTACTTATACAAATCAAGAGTCATATCGTCTTGACCATATTGCAAGTGTAGAACTGGGACAGAAAAAACTGGACCACTCTGAATATGATACCTTTAAAGAATTTTATACAAAGGATTGGCAAAAATTTGTAGAGTATAACATCGTTGACGTGGAACTTGTGGACCGTTTGGAAGACAAGATGAAACTGATTGAGTTGTGCATTACTATGGCATATGACTCAAAAGGAAACTATAATGATGTGTTCTTTCAGGTAAGAACTTGGGATTCTATTATCTACAATTACTTGAAAGAAAAAAACATTGTTATTCCATTCAAGAAAGAAACTAAAAAAGATTCTAAATTTGCTGGAGCTTTTGTAAAAGAACCTGTTCCTGGTAAGTATGATTGGGTAGTCAACTTTGACCTTAACTCACTGTATCCTCACCTTCTGATGATGTATAACATCAGTCCAGAAACACTTGTGGAGCAGAGGCATCCAACTGCATCAGTAGAAAGAATTCTGAATAAGTCAATTGACTTTTCTGATTACAAGGACTATGCAGTTTGTGCTAATGGTTCTATGTATAGGAAGGATGTTAGGGGATTCCTTCCTGAACTGATGGAACAGATGTATAGAGATCGTGTCATCTACAAAAAGAAGATGCTTGAGGCAAAGCAGCAGTATGAAAAATCTCCAACAAAAGAGTTGGAAAAAGAAATTGCAAGGTGCAATAACATTCAGATGGCAAAGAAGATTTCTTTGAACTCTGCTTATGGTGCTGTTGGCAATGAGTATTTTAGATACTTCAAACTTGCAAATGCTGAAGCAGTTACTCTTTCTGGTCAGGTTTCAATTCGTTGGATTGAAAATAAACTGAACCAGTATATGAATAAGATTCTCAAAACTGATGGAGTTGATTATGTTATTGCTGTGGATACTGATTCTGTGTATCTCAATATGGGTCCTTTGGTTGAAACTATATTCAAGGGAAGAGAGAAAACTACTGAAAGCATTGTCACGTTCCTTGATAAGGTCTGTCAGGTGGAACTTGAAAAGTATATTGAAGGTTGCTACCAAGAATTGGCTGACTATGTAAATGCCTATGAGCAGAAGATGCAGATGAAACGTGAAAACATTGCTGATCGTGGAATCTGGACTGCAAAGAAAAGATACATTCTGAATGTTTGGGATAGTGAAGGAGTTAGATATGAAACTCCAAAACTGAAGATGATGGGTATTGAGGCAGTTAAATCTTCTACCCCTGCACCTTGCAGAGTGAAGATTAAAGAAGCACTCAACATCATCATGAACAAAACAGAGGACGATTTGATTTCATTTGTGGAGTCATTTAAAAAAGAGTTTTATAAACTTCCTCCAGAAGATATTTCTTTCCCAAGGTCTGTAAATGAACTCACAAAATACAGATCATATCAGTCAATTTATACAAAGGGGACGCCTATTCACACAAGAGGAGCTTTGCTGTATAATCATTATATCAAAGATAAATCATTGGACTCAAAGTATCCACTGATTAATAATGGGGAGAAGATTAAATTTATTTTCTTAAAGAATGCAAATCCAATCAGAGAGAATGTTATTTCTTTTATTCAACAGTTTCCAAAGGAGCTGGGTCTCAATAAATATGTTGATTATGATTTGCAGTTTGAGAAAAGTTTTATTGATCCTCTTAAAAGCATTCTGAACTGTATTGGTTGGAATGTAGAAAAAACAAATACATTAGAATCATTGTTTGCATAATTATGGACTTTTTAAAAGACATCGTAAAAGAAATTGGTGGAGAGTATACACAACTGGCAGCAGATATTGATGAGACTGAAACTTATGTTGACACGGGTTCATACATTTTTAATGCACTGGTTTCAGGTAGCATATTTGGCGGTGTATCTGGCAATAAGATTACTGCTATTGCTGGAGAGTCTAGTACTGGAAAGACTTTCTTTTCTCTCGCTGTGGTTAAGAATTTTCTTGATACTCACCCCGATGGTTATTGTCTCTACTTTGATACTGAAGCTGCTGTAACCAAGTCTATGCTGCAAAGTAGAGGACTTGATGTTAATAGAATTGTAGTAGTGAATGTGGTCACTATTGAGGAGTTTAGGAGTAAAGCACTCAAAGCAGTGGACTTGTATCTGAAGAAAAAAGAAGGTGAACGTAAACCTTGTATGTTCGTTCTGGATTCTCTGGGTATGCTTTCTACAGAGAAGGAAATTGAAGATGCTTTAAATGCAAAGCAAGTTCGTGATATGACTAAATCACAACTTGTCAAGGGTGCATTTAGAATGTTGACTCTTAAACTGGGTCAGGCAAACATTCCTATGATTGTGACTAATCACACTTATGATGTGGTGGGTTCTTATATTCCAATGAAGGAAATGAGTGGTGGTTCTGGTCTTAAGTATGCAGCATCTACTATCATCTATCTTTCCAAGAAGAAAGAAAAGGATGGAACAGAAGTTGTAGGAAACATTATTAAATGTAAGACTCAAAAATCAAGGTTGAGTAAAGAAAATAAAGATGTTGAAGTTCGTCTTTATTATGATGAGCGTGGACTGGACAAGTATTATGGTCTTTTGGAGTTGGCAGAGAAGTATGAAATCTTCAAAAAAGTTGGAACTCGTTATGATGTTGGAGATGGCACAACTCAATTTGGAAAAACTATTCTGGAAAATCCAGAAAAATATTTTACAAAAGAAGTTCTTCAGGCAATTGATGAAGTAGCAAAACAAGAGTTTTCCTATGGTTGATTTAAATGATTTAATTCAGGTTCATGAAAATGCTCTTGAACCTGAAGTATGTGATTTTTTAATTCAATTTTTTGATAGTCAAACCCAACTTCATGAACGCATTGAGAATGATTCAAGACCAAATTTTACACAGGTCAATCTTACAGAAAACTGTAAGATTTCCAGAGATGTAAATCTAATTCATGATACTATCATTAAAAATGCTTTTGCATATAGAGACAAGTACTATGAATTTGTAGACAAGAGAGTTTTTCCAGAGTCACATGCTTTTGAGCAATTCAGGATTAAGAAGTATAATCCTGGAGGATCTGATATGTTTGATACACATGTGGATGTTCAAGACTATGCAAGTGCAAGGAGATATCTTTCTTATCTTTGGTATTTAAATGATGTTGATGAAGGAGGTAAAACTGTTTTTAGTGGACTGACTATCCAACCAAAAAGAGGGACATTAGTATTGTTTCCTCCATTGTGGATGTTTCCTCATAAAGGAGAACCACCAATCACTGGACCAAAGTATATTTTAACTGGATATTTGCACTATAAATGATGGAAACAATTGAATCTACAATTTTGAAAAATCTTTTATTTAATAATGATTACTGTAGAAAAGTATTACCTTTTATCAAATCAGAATACTTTGAAAACTTTCATGAGAAAGTAGTCTTTGAAGAAATCTGTAAGTTTGTTGTTTCCTATGATAACCTTGCTACTAAAGAAGTTCTTCTGATTGAAACAGAAAATAGAACTGATATTAGTGAGGATACATTTAAAACAATTTGTGATTACATTACAAAATTAGATGATACTCCAGCAGAAATAAACTGGATTGTTGATACTACAGAGAAGTGGTGTAGGGATAGAGCAATTTACCTGGCATTGATGGAATCTATTAAGATTGCTGATGGTCAGGATGAGAAAAAGTCCAGAGATTCTATTCCATCAATTCTTCAGCAAGCACTTGCTGTAAGTTTTGACAATCACATTGGACATGACTACCTTGGTGATTATGAGCAAAGATATGAATCCTATCACAAGAAAGAGGATAAGATCCCATTTGATTTGGAGTATTTCAATAAAATCACAAAAGGTGGTATCCCTAACAAGACTCTCAATATCGCTCTTGCTGGGACAGGCGTTGGGAAATCGCTATTCATGTGTCATGTGGCTAGTTCCGTCCTACTGCAAGGCAGGTCCGTTCTCTATATCACTCTTGAAATGGCGGAGGAACGAATTGCTGAAAGAATTGATGCTAATCTTTTGAATGTCAATATCAAGGATATTGTAGACCTTCCCAAACAGATGTTTGATACTAAAGTAAATAATATTGCAAAGAAGACACAAGGCACTCTTATTATTAAAGAGTATCCAACTGCTTCAGCACATGTTGGTCACTTCAAGTCGCTCCTCAATGAACTTGCTCTCAAGAAGTCATTTAGACCTGATATTATTTTCATTGATTACCTT